ATAATATGCTAACCCAGTAACTACATTTATACCCGAGTCGTTAATTTGACCTATTTCTGTACCATCTACATTAAAACGAAATTCCCCCTTATCTGCTGTGGCACTAGCTACATCTGTTTGAAAGAGAACATAATCTAATGTTTGACCGCCTGAATCATATACAGCTTGTATATGAAATTCCTCCGAATCAGTAGCCCCTATACGTATTTGTGGACTCGCATCATTTACCGCCGTATACATTGTGACATCACTACCACTTAAGGCCAAGGAAGGGATAAGCGTACCCGCCTTTACCGTATTAAATGTTATTTTCCCGTCCTCAGTAGCATCCGTTACATCTTCGGACTCTACTAGTATCTGAGCGAATAATGTCTTAGTTGTCCCATCATCATCCCCATAAAAAGTGATATTACCAAGATCATCATTGTCTGCGGGGCTTGCACTGAACTTATAGAATTGTATTTCCCCACAAAACGCATCCGTGTTGGTATTCTTTATTGTCCATAACGGTTTAGAAGATGTGGAAGAAGTGTTGGTTAAGTCACCCGCAAACACAAAATTCTGTGACCCATCAATTACATCACTGCCCCCAATTTGTAATTTCGCTATATTAATATCTTTTGTTCCACTATCTAAACCGTCAATTATATTACTTATATTTCCATTTAGCCGAGCGGCTGTAATTGTATTTCCTGTAGCCCAAGTATAAAACTGAGTAATAAATGCCATTATATTTTTTCCTCCTCACTTAATTCTAACCCAACACGAACGGGCTTCGGTGATCTTTTTAACTGATTAAAAATATGACGATGAGGTCTAGGGCTTCTTAGTGTTAAATCTGCCTTTATTGCTCTTTTTTTTAAAATAGGTAAAGCACCTTGGGCTACACGATCTACATTGCTGAATACAACACTAGGATTCTGTTTGAAGTACCGATTCCAAGCATGCCAAGCCTTTAAAGTCTTTAAATCCCCTAAAATTTTACCGGTGATCTTATCGGGTGACTTTTCCATAAGTTTTATAAATTCGTTCATCTCTTCCCGTGTTGAAAACATAGATTTCCCAAAACTCTCACCTCCACCTACCTTCTCCATTTTTTTTAATTTAGATTCAAATAAATCCAGCTTCTCAGATACTAACAATGCCCTTTCATTGTAATCTGGAGATAATTTTCTAATTTGATTACGATATGATCTACGTATTTGTATTAAACCCGAATCCGCTGTTTTAGGGCTTTTCCAGTTTATTTTATTATCTAAGTTATCCATTCGTTTTTTTAAATCACCTGCTGTTAATGGACGTTTTTCATTTAGTCTTGAAATCTCAGTTTTTAGTGCTGACTTACTTAACCCTGGCTCTATATTATCAATGTCAAGTATTTTACCCTCTTTTAAAAAACCTGTTTTATCTAATTGATCTGCTATATCAGACTGTAATTCTTTCATATCTATTTTTCTTGTTTTAATTTTATTTATGGAAGAACTTAGTTTTATTTGATCTCTTTTTTTCAAACGCTGAATATTTTCAACGGTAGATTTACCAACCTCTTCTACATAATTAGGGTTATCTAACTGTTTTTTTATATCGAGTCTACGAATTATATTGGATTCATCATAGAGATCATCGAGTACTGTGTTTACTTCTTTATTTGAGATATGTTTCAAAATTTCTTCAGTTTCTACATCGCCTTTTCCAAAAATTTGCTGCGTCCCTTTTTTAAAATCATGATTTATAAATTTTGCTGTACTTTTAAATAAACTTTTTGCTCCTGACTTTGCTATTCCTCCCAAAAAAGTAGCATCAAGTACTGACTCAATCGGTGCGGATTTCCATTTTTCCATCGCTGTTTCAAAACTAAGTTTATTTTCTGATCGGTTAAAATCAATTCCAAACGTTCGACCTATATCTGAAACAACATCTTTTAATAGTGTTGGGGATTCTCTCAAAACTTGGACGGCTGACTGCCCTATTTCACGGCCCCTTTTTGATTTCTGCTCAGCAGCCCCACCTTTAAACGTGAGGTAGTCTTTAGCTGCTTGTTCACTTATTGATCTCGTAGTTCTTAATAACCCCCCGATCTCTCGTTTCCCACCTTTTATAACTTCACCTGAAAAATCTCTAATTGTTTCCATACGGCTAGGATCACGCTGAGTTATTATTTCTTCATCCTCCTTATCTTTTTTTAAAAATTCTTGAGTGTCAAACTCTTTTACTGCTATATCTTCAGTCTCAGATAAAAAATTTTCAGGATCAAATACCACTAGATAACCTCTCCTAATTCCCGTAACCTTGCTTTTAATGACTCAACCTTGGGGTCTCCTGGAAAATCTTTAATAAACTTCTTTGCTTGTTTAATATCCTCTTTACTAACACTTTTATCTCTTTTAACTTTCCTATCTTGTCCTGTATTTTTTTTGACTTCAATTTTCTCCGAGCCTGTAAATGGGTCAAAAACAGGACGTAACCGATCAGAATCAATACCTTGTAATGCTTCAAAACTTTCAAGTTCAACATTTAAAACGTTCGTTAAATTTTCATTCGCTGTATTTTGCATTGAATCTACAATACTACCCATAAACTCCCTGTTTTCTTCGGTTAATTTACCATCCTTAGCCCTCTCTAAAAATTGGTCTAAAAATGCTGCTACTGCACGACTTCCCCCCAGCCTATTAACATCTTGATCTGTCATTACTCCTTTTTCGAAAAGCCTAGCTACCGATGTTTGAGCAGCTGCATCTGAAATTGGATTACCGATTGAAAGTAGCTCCTTTGCATTTTTCACTTTGAATAATTGATCTTGGGATGATTTAAATGTAGGGTCTTTTTTTAATGTTTCCTTTAAATCGGTTACGGATTTAATTTCAGAAGGCGAGAATCCCATTTTATTTATGGATTCACTTTTTAATTCGAGAGATGAAAAATCATTATCCTTTATCGCTTTTTTAATGGATGGGGTTGTATACTTATCTTTCCCTAAAAGATTTTCAAAACTATCACGTTCAGTCTTTGAAGTTAAAATCTTTTGTGTTTGTGCTTGTGTAAGTTGAATACGTGCTTTCTTTTCCTCAGTATCTAAGTCTTTTTTTTGAAATTCTGAGGCTGTTTTTAATCCCTCACTTATAAAATTTGCAGTTGCTGAGCCTTGTTGCGTTGCTTTTTTCCCAGATGCTGCCCCTCCAACTGCTTGTCCAATTTTAGCCCCTGCTGCTGCCCCTTGTGGTCCCCCAAAAATAAACCCGCCTGTCGCTCCTGCTAGAGCCCCTAGTGTTTCTAATGCCCCTCTTTGTTTCCGTGCTGATGCTCTAACATTTGCTGCTTCTTTCTCGCCTTCTAATTGTTGTACTTGTCCTAACTGTTGTGCTTCAATATCTCTTTTCCTTAAAAGATCAGAAAGTCCTAAGTTTTGTGTAACGCTTTGCGATAAAAGTTCTTGTAGTCTAGCCATTGTTATATACCTTTCTATTAAGAATAGCACAACCTATTAAAAAACATAGAGGAATACCAATAAATTCTAAAACTTGACCCATAATATTTCGTTTCTCTATATATCCTGTTTTATATGCCATATGATAAGCCCATGACTTTATAAATGGCTCAAGTAAAAAGGTTATTGCTTTTGACTTTCTCATCATACTGGCTAAGGGTTTCCCCCAAAAATGATACCCTTTTACAACGCTTGGATGTATTCTTTTTGAATATCCTATATCTTCTTTTAAAATTTGATACGGAAGTCTACCTTGACGAAAAAGCTCCGTACATAAAACTTTTCCCTCGCTTTCAATCTCAGCAATTTCTTTTTTAGATTCATTTATTAACTTAGCAATCTCCATCTGAAAATCCCTAGATTTTTGTGGTGATTCAACATAATCATCTGGATTCTCTATAACATCTCTTAACTGTCCTTGACCTATCGCTTGCCTCATCGATACATAATCATCTACAGATAAACCCGACGCTGCTGCAATATTTTGCATGTCTTTTTCATCCTGATTTGTAAAAACTACATCCTCCCCAAAAGTTTGTCTAAATAATTCGTCTACATCTTCTCCCGTTAAATTACCTCTTAAAGCTAATTCAATCGCTGTATTATTTTTCGCTTCTTGTCTAGTTAAATCCGCCTGTGTCGATTTAAATGCGATTTCTTTGTCAACAAGTGCTGTCTGAAATTGACGTTGTTTATCAGATTCCTCTGATGTAAATGTACGGTTAAAAAGTTGTTGTTCCCTTTGAAAATCTTGTGAAATTTCTTGAGTTGTCAACCCGAAATCTTGTTGACGTTTACGCTCTTCCGATGTAAATTCACGGCCTAATTGTGCTTGTTCTTCTTGAAATGATCGGCCTAATTGTGCTTGTCGTTCTGTCAATTCTAACCGCTCAGTTTGTTGTGTTCCTTCAAATTGAAAACCAGCCTCTTGTAAATCTTTTTGTAAGGTTCTTGACTTTGCAGCTTCTGAAGACCTAAAGGCTTGATCTAAAGCTGATTGACCTAATCGAGAACCAATATCACTAGCGATACGTCCTTCTACTCGTTGTTGCTCTTTAAAAATATCTGATAAACTTTGTCTCCCCACACCTCCAAACTCAACACCTCTTTTCGCTAATGATTCAACATTTGTCTTTAATCGCTCTTTAAACTCGTCTCTTAATGGACTAACAGAGGACTCAAAGGCTTGTGTAGCGACTTCTTGCTGAGATCGTGGAAGGGTAGGAGCTTTTACTTTTTCAAATTCATTACTTAAACTATCAACTTGTGCCATCTTTTATATTTCTCCTTATTGATTTTTAATCGGCCTAAAATAAATAACCATTTTATCAATCCTAGTAAATTCGTCCGCATTTTCATTTCCAAATTCAGCCCTAAATAAATGCCCTTTTAAACTAGTTCTAATTTTTTTAGACCCTACAGTAACATCTGATATCACGGCAGTTCCTACTATCGCTGTTCCTACAACTATTTTATTCGTTGTTGCTGATTGATAAGTATAGGACGACCCCTCACCTTCTGAGGGTACTAAATTCCCAAATTTATATGCTACAAATTTTAACTTGATTTCCCAATTCTCAGTTTCACCTACAAAATAAATCTGTTTCATCTTTTTGTACGTGCTTTCTCCTCCAACTGGATACCAACCTAAAATAGCCTTACTAACTATAGCAGTGCTATTGTCATTATGAATCGTATCGTTTAAAGTTTCATGTACATCCCCTGCTACTGAATCCCCCTTAGCTCCATATAGCTTTACTTTACCACTTCCTAATTGAATAGCAAAAAAATCATAGTCAAACCCCGTAAATTGCCCCCAATAAGGTTGAGGCTCTTGAATACCTTCAAATTGTACAAATTTATTCGTATCTGCAAAATAAGTTAAATCATTAAACGTTAATGCATTATTCACAGTTTGAAATCCTATAATGTATAGATCATTATGTACAATAGCTTGGGCATTTACTTTTTTTGCATCATCTAATATTTCTTCCATATCATTTTCAATAGGTACTGATATAATAGGACTACCAGAACCGCCAAGTGAATATTCACCACTGCTAAAACTAACATTAGGTGATATAGTCCTTATAAAATTATCTGATGATAAATAATAAATCCCTCGCTTTGTCCGTCTAACAGTGTCTGGACTCTTTGTACCCGTTGCTGCATCTGACCTTAAAATTGCCCAATTAACTTTAGGTACTGGGTCTGCTGCGTTCGGTAAAACATATACCCCATATTCTTTAAAGATAAATAAAGCATCTCCCCAAACTTCTAAAGCGACACCATCCCCTCCTGATCCCGGGGCTATATCAATCGTATTTTGACCAGTATTCCACGTATCAAAATCTAAAACCTCAGTAAAATACAATGTTCCATTTTGATTTAAGGAAAACAATCGTTTTTTATGCTTTATCATTGCAATAGAATCAGTGGGGCTTCCTGATACACTAGACCCTGTTGGTGTAACACCTGATACTTTTACTATAGTATCACTACCATTTATGCCATATAGGGCTGAATCAGTCCCTTTTCCACCAGGAACCCACCGCATTTTTTTATTTGAGGTTAGTGTTAAAGATAAAGCGTTCCAGCCTGAACTATAATAATAAACATCTGTCGCTTGATTTGTTATTAAATATTCTGTCCCGTTCTCATTTCTATAACTGGAAAGTGAATACACTACCCCTCCTAACGGTGAACCTGTTAATTTATCACCTCCTCCACGTTCTCTTAATCCTCCATTAGCCATGTATAAATAGTTATGATTTTTTGAAAGCTGACCAGGGATCAATGATAGCTCATCTCTACTAGTATTCAACCCTATAAATTTATCAATACTTGTACTTGCAAAACTACTCAATTATTAACTCCCAAAAAATACGGATTGACTTGTTTTCGCACTCTCAAAATTACCTGTAAAAACCTTTGGGTCTAAATCAATTACACCTGAATCGTTAGTCCTTAAAAATACCCTCAAGTCTCCCCTTTCTTTTTCCGATAAACGCTCAAACTTCAATTGATTTGTTAAGTCATCATCTTTTTGATAAAAAAGTACTGCTGCCTCATATACAATCAATATATCATAATCCGTAGGTAATTCAGTAGAATCACTATCACTAGACAGTGTTGTAGGAAATCCCATACCATATATTTTTATAGCTCCTGTCGATGTTCTAGAAAAATATTTATTAAATAATAATGATGTCCCTTTAACTGAATAATATGAGGGGTCACCTGTATTTGTCGAATCAAAAAAACGGCTTGCTCCTTCAATTTCAATTAATCGTTTTATCGGTTTTTCATATATCTCTAACACAGTTCCTGAACTGTTTTTATAATATATAAGGT